GTTGCATATTAGTTGTAGTAGAACCACCTTCACCTGTTACAACAATCGAACCTGCTGAAGTTGTGCCTGTAAGTTTGTCAGTCTTTACTTCACTCATGCCAAATCTCCAAAAAATATGTGCATTGTCCAATCTCTATCTGATGCACTTCCATCTGAACTTCCATTTGAACCTACTATACTAGCCACATCACAATGGTCAGTTGCTCGACTATCTGTACTTCCACCAACCATATTCATACCTACAAAATCTCCACCTCTAACTTGATTAGATGTAGTAGAATCTCCATAAGCAGCACCACAATTAGGAACAATGTATTTTGTATTACCCATATTATTTGTAAAGTTACAAATATATCTACCAGTACCAGAATCTGTAAGACTGCCAAGATTAAATGAATCGTCTACAACATCATCATGTGGGTGTGATGCCCAACATTTAGCTAACCCTTGTACAATATTCTGTGTAACACTTGTGCCACCATCTGATTCATAAACAGATGTATTTTTAATTCTTATATCTACCCCTGCTGAACCACCAGTTTTTCTAATTGTATCTGTGTATAAACTGCTCATATTGTCACCAATGTTCCCCCTGATTCTATTGTAAGTGTAACCCCACTTGCAACTGTAAAAGGTCCTGTTACGTTTGCATTTTCTGTAGCAAGTATTGTTATATCTGCTGTTAATGATTGAGCATTTGTTCTAAACAATCCACCACCTTTAAAGTTACCTTTGTTCTCAGCAGCAGGTGTAATTGTTGATGCTTGAGGAGCAAGATAATTTACAAATATATTACTTGTGCCACTTGAAGGTGCTGCTGTAAAAGTTAATGTTGTTCCATCAGGAATAGTATAGGCTTCAGTATCCTGTACCACACCATCTACCGATACAAGAACGTCTTGTACAGAGCCTACAGAGGTTGTTAAAGTAAATGTTGTAGTGCTTCCATCACCATTAAATCTCTGTACGGCTGTTGTACTTTGATAGGCTGTTGCTACTTCTTTACCAATGTAAGGCATATTATGTTATCTCCATATAACTCAATACTGTATCCAAACTACTTGCTGCACTAGACTTAACTGTTATTGTATCCCCTGCTTCTAGTACAATTTTATTTCCAGACATATACTCAAAACTAGAACCTGTAGGAAGTGGAATACTTTTGGCTAAATATACTGTTCCACCTGCGTTCAATATAATGTCAGCAGTTATCTGGCTTGAACTTGTGTTAGCTAGGGTTAAACCAATTACAACAGTTGCTGTTACAGATGAACCTGCTGTGTATATGTTCATCCCTGTACTAGCAGGTGTATTACTTCCATCAAACACAGCGTTTAAAAATGTATTAGCCATAATTTACTCCTATGCTACATCATCTATGAGTGCTGCCACTATTAGATTTGCTGTTGCATCTCCTGCATCACCTATATCTGACGATATAGCGTGTAAATTTGCAACTGTTGTGTTAGGCAATCTCCCAAACCATGTTTGAGAAGGACCAACAAACACACCATCTGCAACATCATTTGCTGCCGTACCTCCATCAAATACAAGGTATACTCCATCTGATGAACTAGTGTTTTTAACAAAAAGAAACTTTACTTTATCACTTGTAGATATTGCTGTGGGTGCTGTATCATCATCAACTGCTGTATAGTCTAAAAAACTTCCTGCAATTAAATCTGTGCTTGTGGCTGTGCAAGCCGTAAGTTTGTAGTACCATTTATCATTCGCATCGTCAGGTGTAACTGTCATGCTCCCTGATATTGTTTTAGCAATTTCATCAGGTAATATAGTTGCCTGAATCGTTACTGTAGCATCATCTGCCATTTATTTTCTCCTTTTTATATAATTATATACTAATTATGCCTGTTTGTCAAGCATTTATTACATCAACCAAGAGCAATCGCCATTGCTACACTATCGTCTAAAGCTACGGCAGTTGTAGCCACAGTTCCTGCTGTACTTGGTAGTGTTAATGTAATATCTGAAGTTGATGAAGGTCCTATAAGTGTAACCTTATTTGAACCATTATCACTATCTTCATAAAACTCTACATATCCTGCTGAAGTAGAGCCATTCTTTACAGATATACCTGCATTAGCTATTGGTGTCGCTGTAAGTGTTGCAACTCCTGTTACACCTAATGTTCCACTTATATCGGCATCACCATTAACATCAAACAATGTACTTGCATTGACTTGTGTAGTCGCTGCAGTAATATCTAAGGTAGTACCTGCATTTATTTCTAAATGTCCATCAGATGATGCAATAATATTTTCACCACCTGCTGCATCGTTAAAGGATAATTTGCTATCTCCTGCCAATACTAATTCATCAGCAGACTCATCCCATAACATATACTGACCTGATGTTGCTCCAAAAAACTTAACATCATGTCCTGTATCGTCTACTCCTACAGTAAGAGTACCAACCATTGTTGAGTTACCTGTAACATCAAAGCTACCTGTAACATCTAATTGGTCAGCAGATTCATCCCACTCCATGTATTTTCCAGAAGTAGCACCAAAGAATTTTACGTCATGTCCTGTGTCATCAACACCGACTGTTAATGTACCTCTTTGAACTACACCATCGGCTGATGTATCCCATAACCAATAGCGACTTGCTGTATCACCAAAGAATTTAACATCGTAACCTGTATCATCAACACCAACAGTTACTGTGCCATCTGCTTGAACATTACCATCAATATCAACAGCATCTAAGTTTGTTGTACCATCAACATCTATATCGCCTGTAACAGATAAGTTATCGGCTATTGTTGTTTCAGATGTTGTATGTCCTATTGTTACAGCTATGCCACTTGTTTCAGTAGCAATCTTTAAAGCACCAGTAGAATTAGTTATGTACGAATTAGAACCATCATGGTATAAAGTAAAATCAGTTCCATCACCCATTTTTATTGGAGTAGAATCTGTTAAAAGTAAAGAATCGGCTGATTCATCCCACAACATAAAAGAACCAGATGTAGCACCGAAAAGTTTAACATCGACACCTGTATCATCGACACCAAAAGTAGTTGCACCATCTATCTGTACTGTGCTGTCTATATCTACTGCATCAAGGTTAGCTGTACCATTAATATATAAATCTTTAAATTGATATGAACCTGAACCTAAATCTATATCATTATCTGTTGTTGGTAATATTGAACCATTGTTAAATGTAAATTGTGTATCACCACCTGCTGTAATTGTAATAACATCTGAACCACTAAATGTAATACTTGTATTTGTATCACCATCACCTGTGATACTGTCTAACTGTATATCACCTGCATTGGTAAAATCTGAATCGCTTAAATCAAATGTACCTGTTACATCAAGATTACCATCAACTGTTACATTACCTGCAAAAGTTGCATTAGCACCACTACCTGTAAGCATGGTAGTTGAACCTGATTTAACAATAAGATTGCCACTAGAGTTAGTAAAGGCTGCATATTGTGTGCCATCATCTTTAAGTACAACATCTGCATCCCCAGCATCTAAGGTAATATCAGCTGCAGCATCGACTGTAAGATTGTTTGCTGAGATTGTTAGGTCAGTACCATCTCCCTCAATCTTCTCGCTATCACCACCAAAAACAATACCAACATTGTTTGGTACATGAATATCAGATGTAGCTGTTAAATTTAGTTTAGCACTTGATGCAATCGTAAGGTCAGTTCCATCGCCCTCTATCTTTTCTCCATCGTCACCAAATGTTACACCTATATTAGCAGGAACATTTATATCTCCACCTGAACCTACACTAATACTTATATCTGTTCCATCAGACTCAATCTTCTCATTACCTGAACCATCTAAGATTAAGCCTACTCCTGAAGGAATAACAACATCTGAAGTAGCTGTTAAGTTTATTTTAGCACCTGAAGTTACAGTTAAATCGGTGCTATCACCTTCAATCTTTTCTCCACTACCAAATGTAATACCGACATCAGCAGGAACAACAATATCAGCAGTCGCTGTAAGATTAATGTTATTACCTGTAATGGTTAAGTCTGTGCCATCACCTTCTATTTTCTCTCCATCATTACCAAAAGTAACACCAATATCGGCAGGTATGTTAATATCACCACCTGAACCAACAGTTATAGAAAGGTCAGTACCATCTGATTCTATTTTTTCAGCAGTAGCAAAAGTTAAACCTACACCTGATGGAATATTGACATCAGCAACTGCTGTAAGATTTATATTATTTCCTGCTATAGTGAGGTCAGTTCCATCACCTTCAATCTTTTCACCATCATCTCCAAATGTCAAGCCAATATTAGCTGGTATGTTAATATCAGCACCAGAAGTTAAATATAAATCTGTGCCATCACCATAAATATATTCTCCACCTTCATCATTAAAGTATAATCGTTTAGTGCTATCTACTACAATATCATCAGCAAATTTAAAATGGTCTTCATCTTCCATCCAATACATAACACCATCAGATGTTTCACCATCAAATGTTATAGTAATGTCTGTACCTGCTGTACCTGCACCAAAGGTTAATGTATTACCTAAGAGTTTAGTTACTGGACCACCTTCGGCTGCTGTGCCATCATGGGTATGTCCTGTACTTGATGCAAAGGCTGCTAGTAGTTGGTTAAATTCATCATTCGTATCAGCCGCTTGTATAACATCGCCATCAGTATACGTAGACTGTCGTGTATATGTTGCTCCCATTTATCTTCTTGCTCCTAACTGATATTCTAAACCAAACCCTTTTAATGAGTAAGGTGCTGTTGTTCCATCATCATTAACTCTTAATGCAACTGCAAACCCTGAACCTTCTACCGATTGTCTTACAAGTGGTTGTGTTGAACCACCATAAGTAGGTGTTCCATAAACGGCTGTTCCATAAACTGCAGCCACTTTTGATGAATCAAACGGATAAGCTGCAGGTCTTGGTGCATCACCACTTTCATAATCATATCTTAAAAATAAGTCTGCACTAATAGATGCTTCAGGTGCGTAGTTTAAGATAACCCTATGCATGTGTTTACGAACACCCGGATCGCCAAATGTTAAATCAGGACTTCTGTATTTACCATCTATAGCTGTTCCGTTAAAATCATTACCCTTTTCTTGCCTATAAATATAACCATCAAAACCACCATGTAACGCTTTTACATCACCAGTTTCAACAAATGTATCTGTAGTAGAAGGTCTTATTCCTTTTAATTTACTGAACTCAAAATTCTGCCCTTTTAATACGCAGATTAAACCTTTTGTAGCTGATTCTGCACTTCCTGAACTGCTAAAAAATAATCTATATTGTGTTTTATCAGGTATAACAATCGACTCAAATAAATCAGAATCTTTTATATTATCATCTATCTCTGGCTGTACAGCACGACTAATTGTACCAATTTCAACGTCACCAATTCTCGCTGTACCTGCAACAGTACGTAATCCATCAGGTCCTAGAAAGATTAAATCACCTGCAAATTCTTGGATTGTATCCCCATTAACACAACCTATATCTCTTGTAACAGGTGTTATTGCAAAATCACTTGATGAACTTCCTGTCATTTTAAATATTCTATTTTCACAGAATATAAATAAATCACCACGAAAAGCCTTTAATCCTACAATAGTATCATCAACTTTAACACTTCCTGCACCACTACCACTATTAAATGCATCTTCATCAGAAGGTTGACTGAAAACTACTTCTTGTGGGGTACTTGACATGCCTGCATAAAACATGTGGTTTTTAAATGCAGTTACATATTTAGCACCTTCTACACTTGATGCTGTAACATCTGTTGCTGCTATAGATGTATTAAATACTGTTGGATCATTACTTCCATCAACAACAATTAACTTATCATTACCATCAAAATTAAATCGTTCAAAATTATATTTATCTGCACTTGTTCTACCTGTATCTTTTTCTGTCCAACTTTCAGATACTACGTCATCGACAGCATGAGCCGCAGCCGTTGTACTTGAAGCAGCCCTTGTTACACCTGTGAATGTTGTAGACGATACACCTGTGTAAGTAAATATCTCTGAGTTAATCTGTAATGTTCCACTTGAACTAAATCCTGTTGTACTATCTACTGTTATTGTTCCTGAACCTGTCATGCCTGTGCCTGAAGCTATGGCTGTTGCTAATTCAGTAGATGCTGAACTAAATATTTTTGTACCTCTTGCTGCAACAATTTTATTAGCAAACTGAGCAACCATTAATACCTTTTCAGTTGATGCAGATGTTTGAGGAACTATATGATTAACTTGCTTTCTAAATCCACTTATTCTTCTATAACCACCATCAATATCAGGTTCAAAATTTAGTAGTTCTAATGCTTGTCCGGGTTGCATATTAAAGGTTGGCTGATTTAAAACTAACCCACCTTGACATGAAAAACTAAAAGGTGAAGTTTGGGATTGATCAGGCATTACATGGCTCTTATATTTTTATCAAACACATTAGCATACCCTGAACGAGGTAAATAGGTAGAACGAACATACTCAAATCTATTAATTAATAAAGACTGCATATTTTTTATACCCTGTTCAAATCTTTCCATATTTAATTGGTATTGTGCAGTTTCTCCACGATACTGATAAACAAAAGCTGTTGCCCCATCAATAATAACAGGAGCAAATCTATCAGGTATAGTTGTTGTATCATCATGGTCTGACATATCTGATGGGTATGTATAATATTCAAATTTTACAGAATAAGCTTTACTTGGAAAAGGATATAACAAATATCCATTATTAGGTGTTCGCACTACATATTGAGGAATACCACCCCCTGTAAATTGTGCGACTTGAACATCATCAGAATGTGATGCTGCAGTTGTTGAATTAGCACCTCTAGTACAACCTGTGAATGTTGTTGAAGAAGTACCTGTATAAGTTATTTGTTCATTTTCAATGTGAATTGTACCTGTAGAATCAAATCCTGTTGTACTATCTACTGTAACTGTTGTTGCTGAATCATTTAATGAACCATTTAAATTATTAGTAACAATATCATCTTCTTGTGTTATAAAACTGTTAACATATTCATTATAATCTAAAATAGCCAATCGACCCCCACTTGAAGAAAGATCGGAGTCTTTTTTTAATCTAAAAGTATTATAATCAAGAGTTTTTGTACTTGAAGGCAAACTATAACGAACAGTACCTGTTGTTAATGTTTTAGTTGTTGTTGTATTATTAAATGGGTAGTTAAACTCTTTTTGATTAATATAGCGAACAGCTTCATTAATGGCATGTTTACATTGCGTTTGAATACCTCTTGAACTACCAAAGTTAGATGAGGTTAATTCAACTTCATTTAAACGTGCAATAACTTTAT